CTTCCGGATTCAGATCCAAGCCGCCCCGCGCGCGCGCTTCGTTGTAAATCTGCCGCATATCTTCCAGGCCCTTCGTCAGGGCGCCACGGTCCCAATACTTGACCGCGCTTTCGACCGCGAGATTGCCTTCGCCGCGCACATTCTTTTCAAGATAGAAGCCGGTTTCGGCAAGATCAGCCATGATCGACCGATGCACAGCCGATGGACTATGAGCCGCCCGGAGCAGCGGATTGAAGCCAGACTGCAAAGCGCCCACCGCCTTGGCGCCAGAGGCGATGCCGTAGTCACCAAGGACGGGCTTGTCGACGGCTTGCGCGCCGACGCCGGCCGCATCGGTTCCCATGCCAACGCCTTCGGCATGCGCCGCTACCTCATCAGGGGTCGGCACATGTTCCCGCAATGCCTTTTCGACCGAGGCAAAGGCCGCCTTCCGCTCTGCCTGGGAGAACAGCGCACCAGCGCCAGCCCCCAGCAAGCCGGACAGGATTGCCCCCGAGCCGATGTTGAGCGCGCTTTCGCTTAGCGGGCGCGTTTGCTGCGACGCCTGAAGAGCTACCTCAGAGGCGCCAGCAGCGAGAGCCCCCGCGACACCGGTTCGAAAGCCGGTACGCAGCGCCGCTTGGCCGACCCTAACGCCGCCGACGAACTCGCCCCCAGGAATTAGCGAAGGCAAGTCCACGCCACCGGCCAGCATCGAGGCGCCAGTCCCCAACCAGCCGGCCGATTCCACCGTCCGCCTGTCTTCGTCTTCCATGTCAATCTGCGATTTCATCGCCTCGAACGCAGGGCGATTGAAAATCGGCATGAAGCGATCCGAATGCGCTTCGTATTTGGTCCCTTTGATTTGGTCCCAAATCTCGTCGCCAGTCAGCCCGTCACGCGTTGCCGTGTCGACACCCGCCAACTTGTTTGAGGCCATCGACACAACTGTATTGCCCTGTCGGAAACTTGCCCCGAGCAGCGTTGCAATGCTGGGCGCAACTTCGGTTTCCTGGTCCGGTTTATAGCTGACGGCGCCGAACGTTCCGAGCGCCGGCCGGTCCTCAGGATACTGGACGATCGGCATCAGAAATGGCCCCCTGTCGTCGTGCCAAAGCCTGATTTCTGGCTGCCATCATAGGTGCTTGTTCCAAGATCCTCTTGCGGACTAACAGCCGGCGAGTCCTTCTTGTCCGCTTCGGAGCGCAGCATATCAGCCTGCACTTTGCCGGCGCCGATGGTCGCTTCCGAGCCTAGTGCCTTAATGAAGTCCTGGGTGTTCGGATCCTGGTTGATAGCCTTTGCCTTGTCGGCCGCCGCGCGCTGGATATCGTTGGCCTGGTCCTCGACCCCATGACGGGTCAGGAAGCGCTTCTTGTCGGCCTCCGAACTCTTAGCAACGCCGACATTGAGGGTCTTGGGATCGATGCCCCATGGCCCGGCAAACACCTCATCGAACTTGGTCTGCCCGCCTTCCGAGTAGGTGTAGAACAGCCGATAGCGCGGCGGTCGCTTCATCTCGATATCGGCCCTGGTCGTCTCGTTCGGGATGATAGCGACGTTCTCGACCTTCCGACCGTCATGCAGACTGGCGACGTAGTCTTCCGCCGTCTTCATCGCGTCGGCGCGCAGATAGTCAAACTTTCCGTCGATCGGCGGATAATGCAGCTCGGGCGGCAGGCGCATAAGGTTCGGCGAGCCCGAAATGTTGCTGACATTCCAACGGGTTTTCATTTCCGCCAGGGCTTGCGCTTTGGCCGCGCCAGCGTCGCCGCCAGTGTCGTAATACTTCTCCGTCGCAATTTCCTTGTACTCAGCCAAGAGAGCGCTCGACTGAAGCGAGATCAGGCCGGCGCCCGGTTCAGATGAGAACATGCCAGGGTCAAACTCATTGGTGACATCGGCAACGGATAGCGTCTTGGTGAACTTTTCCAGACCAGGCTTCAGCACTTCCCGGTTCACCTTTTGGGCCGGGTCATCCATGGATATGATCCGCTGCGACGCCTCTTCGCCGGACATGCCCCGGTCGTTGACGAAGTGCCGGAAGGTCGCGAGCTTGTCGCGAATGTCGGCCGCGCCCTCAACAGCGCCGAACGAGACCGGCGCCGTGGTCTGCAAAGCGTCGGCTTGCGACATGGCAGCGGCGAAGACAGCCGGATCTTTCGAGGCTGCGCCTTGCCGAACTTGAGCCTGAAGCGTGTCGGGAATGTAGCCAGTCGCCTTGACGAAGCCTTGCGTGACAATCGGCTGCTGGTCTTCGGGCGTCAGCTTCATCATCCGGTCATAGGCTTTGTTGGCCGTCGACTTCTGGTCGCCGTCGAAGCTGTTGACGGACGCCGCAGGACTTCCGGCAAGGATAGCCGACACAAGCGCGCCGACACCGCCGTCTTCCTTCTGTTTCGAACGGAAAGCCTTGAGCTGCTTCGTGATGTCGCCGTCATCAAGGACCGGATCGCTAAGGATTTGGTCTTCGCTGACAATCTTGCCCGTTTCGATGCCAAGCCCGATAGCGTCGTCATAGGCCTTGTATTGCGCCTGCTGTTGAACGCGGGCGGCAGTGGCTTCAGTCTGAATATCCTTCTGCGCACCCTTCGCGATAGTGTCGCGGGTCACATAGTCCATGTCGGCGAAGCGAGGGTCTACCTTGAAGCCGGCCGCCCCCCGTTGACCGAGAGGCACAGACTTTCCGGTCAGGTGCGCGTCAATAACGTCGCGAGCCCAAGAGGGAACGCTGTCCGAATGGTGCGAGGCACCCCAGGCGCGGCGCGAGCCAATATCGAGATGGATTGAATTTGCGTAGACGCCAATACCGGTGAAGCCGAGCGACGAAGCCGTCTGGATTAACCGGACGCGATCCTCAGTCGACATCTTGCTGACATCCAGGTCCAGCGCGTTGCCGTGCATATGCTCGGACTTGCGCGCGCCGCCGGCACGAGCGTTCCGCTCAGGATCACGATAGCCCGAGACGATAGGCACCGAGGCGCCAAACGCGTTCTGGACCTGCTTAAAGCGGTTGATGACGACGCTGTTGACGCCGGCAACATCGGCAGTCCCGACGCGGCCGGGCTGGTCGCCGATGATGATTGGCTGTTCCTTGCCGCCATACTGTTTCGCTTGGGCGTTGTGCAGGTCTTGCGCATAAGCAGTCGCATCTTCGGCATTGTCGAACTTGCCAAGGTGCTTGCCGGTCTTGTGATAGAGCGCAATTGCCTCCTGGTCGCTCAGGATCTTCCCATCGTCCGACACCGTAGGGATGAGAATTTCCTTGCCGTCCTCTTCGAAGGACATCGAGCGCACTGTGGAAATCGTGCCGTCAGCGTTCTTCACCACCGGCCGGGCATTCAGATCGATGTTGCCAGGCTCTTTCAGGCCGCGCGGTGCCGACTGGACGCCACTGTCAGCGCCGCCATGAACACGCGCCAGAACCTTCTTGTAGTAGTCCGCCGATTCCTTGGGGATGACGCTATCGTTGCGCCCGCTGGCGATCCACTTGTCAGCTCTATCGGCGCCGCCGTTGTACGCAATGAGCGCGGCTTCCTGGTCGCCATCATAGCGGGCCAGCATCTTGTTGTAATAATAGGTGCCGTACTTCTCGGAGACATCTGGGTCCTTCAGGTACTCAGCCTGCGCAGCAGGGTCTTTCGGGAAGTTCGGGTCTTGCAGTTCCGCAGCAATCTCGACCGCAGTGTCCGGCATGACCTGCATATCGCCGATGGCACCTTTCGGAGACACCGCACCAGGATCGCCGCTACTGTTCTCGACAGCCTTCATCGCGTTGATGATGTCGTCATTGCCAGGGGCTTCCCCCAAGGCGCGCAGGCGATCCCCCGGCTTCATGCCGTTGAGAGCCGCCATTTGCGCCTTAGCCTTCCAGCCACGGCGCAGCGCGTCCTTCTCGATCGGCGTTACGTCCGTGTCGGGAATCGCATCGATATAGTTGTTGCCTTCAAAGACTGCGTCATCGAATTTCGACGGGTCGCTGTAAAGCCGGCTTTCGATAGCCGTCAGACCCTCATCGATGTTTGTTTTGTAATAGGCCTTGCGCTGTTTGCGTTCAAAATCGCTTGCGCCGCCTTCGCCATTGACGAGGCTTTCTTCCGTGCTGAAAAGCTTGGCGTCATAGACCGGCTTCAACTGAGCTGGAACCGTCTGCATGAACTGCTTGGCGGCTTCCTTGTAAGCGCTCTGATACTGCTCTTTGAACCCAAAAGCGCCCGGTTCGGCCTTGTCGCCGGCAGCGGTTAGCGCCTGGGCCTGGGCCGACTTGAATTGCTGGTATCGGGTTTCGGTCTCGAAAAGTTGGGTCTTATCGACCGTCTCTTTCGCCTGCGTCTCACGAACCTTGAGGCTGTTCGACATCGACTGAAGGCCGGCGCCGAGTTGCGCAACGCCGCGCCCGATTGCCGAAGTGTCATAGGTCGCGATAGGACGGCCAGAACGCCCGCTAGCCGGCGCACTGAGGTCTTCAGCACCAGGAAGTTTCAAGGCCATCAGTAGTAATTCCCCGAGGGAGGCGCGGCATAGGTCGGCTGTTTCCAGTCCTTGGCGAAGGTGCCGATACCGTCCGCGAGCGTGCCGAACGCGCCGAAGTAAGATCCGGTTTGAGCGGCCTTGCCTTCCATTCGGGCGGCGACCGCTTGTGCGCGACGACCCTTGGCGCGTTCCTCCCCGCCATAGAGCGCCATACCCTTGTTGACTTCGCCCTGGACGATGACATCGCCAGCAAGGTTCTGGACAGTCTCATCAAGCGCGCCGAGGCCGGACGCGCCAGCGACAGCCTGCTGACGGGACAGGATGAAGTTCTTTTCCTTTTCCGCGCGTTGCGCATCACGCTGTGCCGCAGCAGTCTCTTCCTTGGCCTGCTGATCAAGCTGAGCCGCCTGGTAGTCCGCTGCACTCTTCTGCGCCGCCCCGGCCGCAAGCGTTCCGGCAGCGGAAACCACTGTGCCAGCCAGCCCGAGGATTGCGCTTAGTCCGAAGTCTGCCATGTCCAGATATCCCCATCGTCAGGCTTGAACCCGAGCCGTGAGAGCCATTTTGCGGAGGTCTTTTCTTCAGGATCGCAGAGCGCGATAATCCGCCTGTGCCGGGCCTTGGCCTCTTGCAGGAGTGCGAGCGCAGTGCGGTGGATCGCATGGCGGTAAGGTCGCGCTTCGGGCTTCAGAGAGCAAAACGCTATTACGTTGCCGCCAGAGAACCAGAAGCCGGCGACAGCAGCCAGTTTGCCATCGACCAGGCCCGCGATCCCGCGCACGGTCGGACCGTTGCCCCTGTCGCCGTACCATTCGATTAGGTGGTCCCGCGTAAGCGGCACGACTTGGTGAGCCATCAGACCTTGTCGTTTGTCTCGACCGTCACCACCGCCGCGTTCAGCATGCATGGCTTTGGAGCGGTGGCCCGAATGCAAAGGCGGCTGTCAGGCTTCCACTCGCCTCCGAATGCCGTTGCAGGCTCTTCGTAGTCGGTGAAGATTTCGTCGGTCGTTACCGGCCTGCCCTGGTAGAGCCGAGGAAGCTTGTCCATATTCGAGAAATCGCGGCCGACTTCGATACCGTCATTGTGGACCCGGCCCATGATCAGACCGACATAGTTGACGCGCTTGACTTGGCTCAGTGCCGTTCCGGCTGAAGCCGCATAGGCCAGCTTTGTTGAACGGTAGAGAGCTGTGTAGGGCAGGCCCACCATGACATCTGTAGCCGTCACAGACGCGCTCAGGGTGATCGAGCCCCCAGACACCGTATAGGCGCCAAGATACTTCCCAGCGCCCCACGCGACCACGCTAAGGCCGTTAAGGTGCGAAAGGCCGGTGACGCTCGTTCCGGTCACAGACGGCACCACGATGAACGCGTCGGCCTGCTTGTTCATCGTGCCGCCGAGGCATTCAGATTCGAGCGCCATCTTTTCAAGGTAACGAACCGTCGATGCGCTGACTGTCCGCTTCACCCTGTAATAGACCAGGTCTTCGTCTTCGCCAGGCAACACCGACACGCCTTCGACAAAGCCGCTACCGCCGAGCGAGATCCGGGACCAACAGGTCACGTCTTCGGAGGGCTCATAGGTCAAGATGACGACCGAGCCATCATCGAGCCAAACATGAATACGGCTGTCCGGCTGGCGCTGGATGGCCATCCCGACCACGTTGGCCGAGCCCGTCAGATCGGGACAGAGCAGTGTCAAGTCGCGCGGCGAATATTCGTAGGTGTTCGGGTCGAAGATCAGCTCAAACAGCCGCTTGCCCGAGCGTTGCGCGAAGATGCCCCGCCCGTCAATCTTCACCGCCGCCACACCTTGACGAGAACCTTGCGTCGAAGGTGCTCCCGCCTGGGTATTCTGTGGCGTCAATGGCTCATCGAACGATGACGACTTGATCGAAAATTCGGCGCCAGGCGTACCGATGATCGGCCGGCTGAGCGACAGCATGAAGTTGATGGTGTCGACCGGACCGGACCCGAGCGTGCGGTTGATCGGCCCCGCATCACCTTCGAAGTCGGGGTCAAAGTTCTCGTAGTCGTCAGAAACCGAGAAGATGAACCGCGAGCGGCCAGCCCATCCGAGCCGGCCCTTGTCAAATGCAACGGCGCTTGGCCATCCTTGCTTGTCCGACCAGATGCCTTCTTCCCAGTTGTCGGAGAAGTTAAGGCTGCTGAAGCGGTCTATAACCTCGATATTGACCGACGTAGAACTGTTGTAACCCGTCACGCGGCAAAGACCCCAGCCACCACCGCCGTCATAGCTGATGTTGATGGTGGCGGTTCCCGATGTGTACCAGGTGGGCTTAAAGCCAATCTTGTAATAGACGATGGCGTTGTCGTCGTCGTCATTGTTCTGGGTAGAGCCGACGTTGGTCGTGATGTCGGTAGCGCTGGTGCCAGAGCCCTTCCGAAAGTCCTTGAACCCGGTATCTGGCCCATCGAAGGACCGTTGCCACCGCAAGGTGCCTGCCCAAGTTCCTGTTACGGTGTAGAACCAGTTTCTATCGTGATAGTCGCTGTTCGACTGGACCCCGGTAACCCGCATCGATTCGGTAAACGTGTTGTCGGCGCCAAGATTGAAGGTCTGGTAGAACCCTTCGTTGAAGACCCTGAAAAGCGCGCCAACGTGGGAAGGCTTGAAGAATGGCGCGTCGGCGGTCAGCGTCGTGTTGCCGTAGTTCGCGCCGGCCTTGAGCTGCACCTTGGCGGTGCGGCCAGAGAAGAACGGGCCGTTATCAGGCGCATAACGCACGATCGACCAACTATCCGTCGACCGGCGCTCTATTCGGCGTTGCTGGTAGCCATCACAGGCCAGGAAGAGGACATCCGCTGACTGATCCCAGCGGACATAAGGAAGATCGGCCGCCGCATAAGGGATATCCAACTCCATCGTGCCCGCAGCAGCGATCGAGCACGAGGCAACTATCTTGTCGATGTCCAGGTCGTTTCGGAACTGCACATAGAAGTCGCCGGTCGGCGTCAGCGCCAAACTGTGTGTTCCTGTGCGAAGGACCGTTTCGGCGATGTATTCGTCACCGCCCGAAGTCGAACCGCAGCGGAACGTCACCGGCCCGCGCGTCACAACGATATTGACCGCATGGCGCTTGTTCAGATCCCCGCCCGCGACCGACACCAGGCGACGACAAATTGCCGAGCCCCCAATGTTGACTGCGTCGAGAACCAAGCCAGAGCCGCCGAATGTGAGCGTACCGCCACTAGCGGACGCGTCAGTCCACCCGGTCGACGTGGCAAAGGTGCTATTCGAAATCGTCGTGGAAACCGAGACGCGAGAAACCAGAACGTCGTTGACGCGAACCCGCATCTTGCCGTCTGCAAACTCAATCAATGCCGTGTCGGTTGTCGACGCGACAAAGGGAATGTCGATACCGAAAACATTGTTTCGGTTGGTGCCGATGTAGCCGAAACCGGGCCGCAGAAACATTGCCCCGGCCGTTTTCGGTAGCCAGTTCTCCATGACATCGGCAGACAAGCGGATACGATCGACATCAACGCGCGTCAGCGCCGAGCTTGAGACAAGCCCGCGGTTAAATGCCAGGATCGGCGCATTGGTTTTCGCCATTTAGCGCAGCCCGTCCGGCCTACGCCGCGAGGACATGCCACGGCTTTGGACAAGCCGCCCAGGCGGCGGGTAGCGCGTCACCGCCTCGTTCATGGCATCGGTGTTCGAAGCCTTGTATTTGGCGATGCTGCGCGCCTTTTCGAGCCGGTCCTTCCGTTCGGCCGAGCCCGTCACTTCCTCGCAGACCGCCCATGCAAGGCACGTCTCGACATAGTCCACAAAGCTTTGCGGCCACAGGCCAAGATCCAGCCCATAGTCCACGTCGTTCGAGACGTAGCGCAGGTAGATGATGGATTGATCGGCGAAGATGTAGCTGGCGCGGTCATCGTAATCGAGCAGCGGAACCTTGCCGTAGCCGTCGACTGTCACGCCAGCCGTGCGAATCCAGTCATCCGGCTTGTCGAAAACGTACTGGTAGCCGTAGTTACTCCCGACCGAAGGCGACGTTTCGAGCTGGACGAACCGCATGGCGAAATTCCAGAAGGCCGCTTCCAGACAGGCCTTCACGGTCTTTGCGTATTCCGCGTCGAGCGCGCGGCGCGCCTTCCCCTCGTCAGTCAGGGCGCCAAGGCGCGGCTGGCCGAGTTTGATCAGCGCGCCATTGTAGAGGGAAAGCTGGTCCGTCATCGACTAGGCCGCCTTCAGGTTTTCCGCGATCCAGGCGCCGCCGTCTTCCCTTTTCGCAAGGCCAGCCTTGAGGACGAGCTTGTCCTTCGTGCGGACCACTTGCCATTGAGCGTTCGGGCCGCCCCACCGGACTTCATGGTCTGCCTGCTTGGCGACTTCGGCAGCGTTCCCGAGCTTCACCGGCCCTACCACGTAGGCGACACGCGCCCCGCCGTGGCCACCCTTGCCGACTTCCAGAACGGTAAGGGTGCCGAACCAGGAGCGATCGAGCGCCATGACCTCGATAAGGTCATCAAGGCGCATCTGCTTGGCGACGTGGACCCACCATTCAGGCGCCAGAAGGTCATCCGGCTTGTCGCCCGCCGCCAGTTGGACGCGATACACATTGCGCTTGCTTTCGGCCTGCATGAGGCCGTTGACGTTGAGTGGCATGCTAGCTCCTGTCAGGTGAAGTTGCCGGTGGCGATTACCGAGACGCCGGCCCCGGTCGTGACCTTCCAGGCGCCAGCGAGTGAGCGCAGATTGACCTGGATGGTGTAGGTCCCGACGCCGCCGCCAGGACTGTTCGGAAGCACGGTGATGGCCGAGCCGGCGCCGTCCTTGATTTGGACTTGCGCGGTCGCAGCGGTCGCGACAACGCACACCAGCGAGGCGAGGAAATCACCTATCGCGCCGGTCGTGCCCATCACCTGATCCGTCTGCGAAGCAGCGACGGTTTCGTATTCGCCATTCGCCGTGATTTTCCCGTCCGGGTCGACAAGGATTACCGGCGACACTTTCGAAGCGCCGGGGTCGCCGACGACAATGGGAAGAGGTTCGGCCATCGCCGCATCCTTTCGTTGAAAGAGGAAAGGGCAGGAGCCGGAGCCCCTGCCCTGTTGTCGCCTTAGTCGGTGTCGGTCGTGCCGACAGCCAGACCGTCGGTCAGGTCGACACCCGAGGACGTGGCCGAGTTGACGGTGTGGATGGTCGTGGCGTTCGAGCTGTCAGTGTCGGTGACAAAGACAATGTCGTTCGCGCGCATGCCGAGCTGCCAGCCGTTCGTGAAGTAGCCCGAGACGCGGACCAGCGTGGCCGCGTCGACGGACTCGTACTTCCAGATACGGAAGCCAGCGATGCCCTGAGTGATCAGGACCGGAGGGTTCGAGGTGATATAGGCCATTTCTCAGCCCTCCTTAGACGCCGACGATGGCAGAGCCATCATGGTTCATGACGACAACGCCGCTGTTCTGCAGCAGCTTGGAGCCCATGAAGGCGGAGGCGCGAGCCCAGGAATAACCCTGCTCTTCGTCATAGCCGACAAGGGATTCGAGGTTTTCCGTATCGGCCGCGTGGCCGATCGAAGACTTGTGGTAGAGGAAGCACTTCTCAGCGTTCGTGCCGACGCCCGGAAGATCCGGGTGCATCAGCCAGTTGACGCCAGCCCAGCGCAGCACTCGCTTCAGCGGTCCGCCCGAAAGCGGCTTCATGTCGACATAGTCATGGGACGTGAAGGTCGCGTCGCGGAGCATGTACGCATAGAACGCGGGAGTGATGAGCCCCCACATGTTGTCGATTTCCTGAATCGGAACCTTGGCCAGGCCGAGGATGCCGATGGACTTGGTTACAAGGGCGAGAGACGCCGTTGCAGCCGTGCCAGTGTCGACCGTGCCGTTGGCCAGCTCAGTGATGATGTCCGCGTCAACCTTGCGGTTCATCACCTTGAGCGAGGTATCCTGCATGATCTTCTTCTGGTCGCCCTGCGACGCGAAGATGTTGAAGTCCGTCTTGCGGACCAGATCATGCCATTCGACCAGCGTTGCGGTGTTCTGGGTCAGGTTGTCGCCGCGAGCGGTGATGAGACCGTTGACGCCGCGAGTACGAGCTTCCGCGCTGCCACTGTCAGCCACGAGGAAGATTGCTTCGTTGCCCTTGCGCACGAACTCGGTCGTAACCGACATGCGAAGGGGCGAGTCACCGGACTCGAAGCCGGCGATGTATTCCTGTCGATACTGTTTCTGGAAAGCCGTGTCGGCCATTGGTTCCAGTCCTTCAATGTGAGGGATCGGGAGCCGTAGGCAGGTTGTCCGCAGGCCAGCGTCGCGGGTTGTCCGGTGTTAACCGGAGCCGCTAGACCGCCCTTCGGCGCTGATTACGTGCTTGGTTTGGGTAGAAAGCCGCGAGGACGGAGCCGCTATGCGGGTTGGCCGTCTGTGGCGGGATATCAGGCCTTGAGCTTGTCGCGGGCCGTGATCAGGGTGCGGTAGCGCGATTGCGCCGCCGTGTCTTTGAACCAGCTATTGCGGTCTTCCTTCATCCGCTTTTCCATGCTGGCGATTTCCGCAAGCAGCCCATCGGTTGAAGAGCCGCCAGCCGGTACGATGGTAGCCATTGGGTTTTCAGCTACCGCCTTGTTGGCGAAGAACTTCAGCATAGCCGGGTGATTGCCGATTTTCCGGCCATCAGCCATCCGGCCGCCCATCAGGTTGTTGAACAGGTCCGGGTCGACGCTCTCGAAATAGGGCCGCATCGCCGCGAAGTTGCCGGCATAGTCGCCACCCCAATCCTTTTTGAGCTCCGCTTCCGCTTCCTTCTTGAAGGCCGCGTCGGCGGTTGCCTGCTGGAACTGCTGTTCCTCCTGCAATGCGTAATATTCATCGACCATTTCGGCCATGTCGCCGGGGGCGATGCCCTTCTTGATGGCTCGTTCCGCGAACGCCGCTACGATCGGCTTGTCATCATCGCCGATCACGCGCTTGTCGGGCAGCACGATGGCCTTGACGAAGTCATCCACCTGCTCGGGGATGTTGTTGTCTTTGCGGTAGGCCGCCCACTCTTCAGCCGTGGCTTTCTCGCCCGGTTTGCCTTTGGGCTTCAGCCCTTCGGAAATCTTGCGCTGTGCCGCTTCCTGGGCTTCCAGCAGAGCGTCGGGCGATGCGAACCGGCCGAGTCGTTCCAGGCGCTTTGCGTCGCCCTTGGCGAGCTTCTCCCGCCAGTCTTTGCCCCAGGTCCCTTCTTCTTCAGCAGGCTTCTCAGCCGTGGCCGGCTTGGCTGGCTCGGCGCCAGGCGCCGCAGCGGCAGCAGCAGGCGCAGGAGCGGCTTTCGCCGGTTCAGTCGTCACAGGAGCGGGAGCGGTCTTCCCCGCTTCAGCAGCACCCGGAGCGGGGTTTTCGGCCGAGGCCGCGCCCGCTGCTAGAGTGTCATCAGACATCAAGCTTTCCTTTCGGTTTCGTCAGCAAGTGGATAGGCGTGTTGACCAGCTTCAAAATCTGGTTTCCGACGTTTCGCCGACCGGTCAGGTGATGGCCAACGTCTGGTTGCCCAGGGACAAACATTTCGTCATAGGTCATCGCCGCTTTGTGGACGATCCAGGCGAGAGCCCGCTTTTGCTGACCTTCAGAAGCATTGCCGGCCGCTACCGCCTTGATCGCCTCGACATCAAGGTCTTCATAGGATGCCGGCGCTAGAGGATTGGCCTTCATGCCGCCCGTGCTTCCTGCATGGCCTTGACCATCGGAGCAGCTTTGCCAGCCGCTTCAGCGACACCGCCGACCGTAGACGCGGCGGCTTGCTGTTGCTCTTGAGCGGCCATCTGTTGCGCGAACTCGGCAAGTCTCTTGTCGTCGTTCACCCACTCTTCCGGCCAGCCAATGCGGCGGGTCAGGTCCTTCGCAATCGCCATGGCATTGGGCAGCTTGGCCACGGTCGGGTCCAGCGCGGCGGCTTCCTTGATGACGCTCAGGCCTTCCAGGAGCTTCTGTTGCATGCCCTCGTCTTCAAGATCCTTGATCGGCGACTTGAAGGAGAACTCGACACCAGAACCCTTGAGCGAGTCCGGGATTTCATTTGCGGGGAAGGCGCCCAGAGAGCGCATCACCTTGAACGTCTCGGAGCAAAGCGGCTCGGAGTATTCGACTTCGACAGGCTCAAACATCGGAATGTGAGCCCGCATTTGCTGTTCGATGACCTTGCGCACCTGATACGCGGTCATGTTGGACGTGTCGGGGATCGATACCTTGTCGGTCATCATGCCCATGCGGATGGTCTGGTCGAGACGATCCGACATGTTCTGTCCGGCAGGCAGGCCCGAGAAATCGAGCGGCAGCGGTCGCAGAGCCTCGCCCATCCTCTCGTCATACTCTCGATCGAGCCAGGTAATCCCGCCAGCGCCGAGGCCGATATCCGAGCGGACCACATCCATGGCGGCAATCATCGGCGGGTCAATCGCCTTTTCGCCGGCTTCAAGCAGGATGCGTTCGATTGCCTGTTGTGTCCGGCTGTCAGGAAGAATGATCGACGTGAACACCGAGCGCGCATATTGCGAGCCCGAGACGGTAGGACCGCGCGGGACGATGTAGCCCCGATAGGTCCGCCCGATGTTTTCGAGGACTTCACCCTCACAGTCAGGCAGGACCCACAGCGAAACAAATTCTTGCTCCGGCCGGAGCTTGACCCCGGTATCGTAGGAGGCCGCAGGCACGACGACGTGACGAGCGGAGATTTTCTTGTACGGGTCTTTCTCCGCGTCTCGGGTAAGCGCCTCAGGCACCTTGCCGGGGAATAGCTGCATAAGCTGGGTTATTGTCGGCTTGCAGTTGCGATGCACGTCAGAGACCGAGCCCGCGTAATCTTCCGACCACGCAACATCGCGCAGGTGCCAATTGCGATAGAAGACGTTGCGCCGATCCGTGGTCGCGGCGACTTCGATTACCGCCTGCCCAAAGGTCAGGTGGTCGTGGTCGCCGGCTTCGGTAGCCCGAGTGAAACCGGAGCCGTTCCGGTACATGACGGCACGCTGCATCGTCGTGGCGTATTCCAGCCAGGCACGGGCATCTGGCACCTTGTTGCGGGCATCATCGAGCGATTTCACTTCGAAGAAGTCGGCTGGCCGGAGCATCGTGCGGTAAAGGTCCGCCATGTCGCGGCGATAGATCGAAGCACGCGACGAGAACGACCCGGCCGCGTAGTCAGTGCCGATGTTGAGCGGCGATGTGAAGTCCGCCCGGTCGTAATAGAAATGCTCCGCCAGTTCCTGCCAATGCGACAGCAGCGGCGTCTTCTCACTGAAAAGGCGGTTGCCGTTGTCGACAATGGTCTGGACGGCGGGCGAGGTCTGCATGTGGCTTACGCCCCGAGCTTGCCGACAGAGCCGGTGAGATTGTCGGACATGATGGTCGAATCGCGACCGCCGCGCGCTCGCATCTCTGCCATCTGCTTCCGCTTCTCAGCCAAGACAGCAGGATCTTGTGCGTCCGGCATACGCGTTGGCGGTTCGACCTTGGGAGTCTTGGTTTTGAAAAGACCAGCCATCTTGATTTCTCCTTCAGATCAGCAGGATTAGTGCCGCCACAGCGACGGTCGCCCAGGAAGCCAGAGCGGTATTGAAAGCCAAATTGGTCATGCCGAGGCCGCGCAGCTCGACCGTCAGGAATGCCAGCCCGGCAGTGAGGCCGGCGAGCATCCACACCGCTGGCTGATGCTGGATGAATCCGGCCGCAGCCAGGATCAGGAGCAGGACGGCGCCGGAAGTGTTCTGGTCCATTCCGTGCGCCTCAGTTGTTCAATTCATAAGCGAGCGAGGCAGCATCGAGAGGCCGCCCCTTCAGCCCGTACAGCAGCGACACAACGCCGTCGCTGCGTTCAGCCCGCAGCAGGCCGAAACGGCTTTCCCCGAACGCCTTTGCCGCCGCCGAGAGCGAGGCCTCAGCCTGCTTCACGGTGACGATGCCACGCCGCTCATCCTTGCCCGGCTTCGGGACTTTGATTACGTCTTCGAACGTCATCGTCTTCCTACCTTCTGTCGGGAATAGCCGACCTTGACTTGCGGTAGCCGGCCGCCGAGCACCGCTTCATGCATCTTGCGGATTGCCTGCTTCTCGCCTTCAGCCCAGCACATGATTGTTGCGTCGCCATCGTCCGGCGATCGGCCAATACGCTTGCGGATTTCTTCCTTGCTCTCGATTTGGATGTTGCCGGCGCCAACTGGCTTCCAGCGATAGGACACCAGATCGGCGACCAGCATTGGATCAGGCGGCAGCGCCAGCGACGAACCGCCTTCCTGTCCAGGGTCCAGAGCTTCACGGAAGCGCCAGATGGCTTCGGCCCGCTTGTTGATGAAGCCGAGCGCTTTATCCACCGTGCGCGCCGTAGAGCCATGAGCGCCATTGAAGCCGGCGACCGAGACCCCGTTGTCCGCCAGGAAGCGCTTGGCATCGCCGCCATAGCCACCGCCCAGGTCGACAATTACGACTGCGCCGTCCCGCCGAATCTTGAACACTTCGGCCCCGATGCTCGGACCGTCAGGAGTTTCAGCACCCTTCTTGCGAACCAGTTCCGCGAACCAGGTTCCGTATCGAGAGGCGAAGGATGACTTGTCCGGGCCGCCTTGAGCCACGTCGACCGCAACCGCCGTCATCTTCAGGCCCTTGAACCCGTCAGGCTTCCAGCGCCCTTGCGCCTGCCTGATCCAATCCGAGGGGATCACCTGCCAGAGGTCATCCTGCGCGCCGATGTCGAAGCGCCCTTCACGGAGCATCGTCCGGTAGGGCTCGGGCATGGCCTCAATGGTGGAGGCGTAGCCTGTGTCGGCGAGGTCCGGGTTGTCCTCCAAGGCAGAGGCGATGAAGGTTCGAGAGCGCGGCCTCTCGCCCTTCGGTCCTACGTAACTGGCGTCGACTTCCCTGTCTTCGCCGTCGATGGTCGTGTACCAGCGCAGTTCGCCAGGCTTGGCCGGGTTCGGATGCTGCGGGTCCAGCCAGGCACCCCAGCGCCTTATGACCCATTGCCCTTCAGCGGTCGAAGGCGGATTGCCGGTAGCCAGCACCCGGCAGCGCTGCTTTGGATTGGCCGAGCGGTTCCACCCGATGATGTACGTGTATTGCGTCTCGGTGAATTGGGTAATCTCATCGAAGGCCTTCAGGTCATGCGCGACGCCCTGATAGTCCTCTTTGTTCCCCTCGTGCTCGCAGTGGCCCAGGTCAATGACGCCGCGCGCATGGTTCCACGTGCCAGCCTGTTCGTTGAAGCCGTCCCTTGAGCCCAGCAGGCCCAGCAGCTCACGCTTGACGCCCTTCAGGTTCTTGCCGATCCGGCGAAGGATCAGGGAATGTTCATGCTCGTTTAGGGCCAGCAGGCAGATCAGGAACGTCTTGCCGCCCCCGGCAGAGCCGCCATAGAAGGTTTCGTCCGCGTCGCTGAAATAGGCCGCCGTTTGTGGCCCAGGATTTGGAAGCGCTGCCTTCTTGCCGGCGAGAGTCTTTGCCTGGTCGACAATCGCCTTCTGCTCTTCGGGAGGAAGCGCCTGGTAGGCCCGCAGTATGTCGTCAAGCGTTTGCCCGACTGTCACTTCGCCGCCTGTTGTCCCTTGGCGAGCGCGAAGGCAATGAGGCGAGCCAGGCCGCGACCATCCGCAGGCACCAGTTCCTTGCCGTCCTTTCCAGTCAGTTCGGTCTTCTCGACCAGCAGGCCATGAAGCTTTGCCTTGCCCATGGTCGCCGAGACAGCAGCCGAGGCGCCCTTGTCGTCAGCCATGGCCTTGAGCCGGGCTTGTTCCAACTCTTCCGTCAGCGAGCCGACCGAGACCATGGCCATTTCGCGGGCGATCGACCGCAGCTCTTGAACCCTTGCTGCAACCTTGCTGTCAGCCAGGAGACGCGAGGCGTTCGACCAGACCGTTTCAGGCTTGGTGTCAGCCCCTACATCGAAGGCTTGCCGGTATGCGGCGGAGGCGTTGCCTGTCTCGACATATGCCGAGCAAAACGCCTCTTGCTTCTGCGTCAGTTCTGGCATCAGTGATCGACGGACCTTGTAAGGAGACGTGCCGGCCATGGCAAAGAAGGGAAGTGCAGCTTGGAAAGGCGAGATTAAATCCACCGTCTACGGCCTCCACCGGGACACGTTGGACGTGGTGTCGGTCTCGCTCTACAGGGGTGGCTCAATGAGCGCCTATATCAACGGCAATTACCGCACCGTCGACAACGGGACGGCCAACCGCTTCGAGGCTGCCCTCATCTTCAACCTGATAAGCACTACCGAAGAGCTGGCTGCGGGTTTCGATCATCCGCAGATCCGGGCCGACTTAGAGGCCGAGGCAGCGAAGATCCGCCAAGAGCGGGCCGAGGCAGCTCGGAAAGCCTCCGAGGCTCCCGACCCCGACACACCCCCAAAGGAATAACGTTTCATACCGGCGCCCACGCTTCCCGGATCATGACGCGCATGCCCAGCGCTGCCCCCTCCGGTTCTTCTTAGGATCGAGCGAAAGGCTTTGGCCGCATAGCCGGCATCAGCAGAGGATCACGGGGGCGGTTCGGTAACGTGACAGCCGCGTTACGTAACGTTACGTAACAACCGTTTGCACATGTTGGCTAACGTTGGCGGGAGATTGGATACAACTTCCCCGCCACGCGAGGGGCGATCCTCGCACCGCTCCGGCGACAGCTCAGCGGCCTCGCACAGACAAACGTATTCGCCCAACTCGCTTCAGTGGGACAATCGTCCCAAATCAGATGCGGAATCTAGCCTATTCGTCCCAACATTTCAATAGGGGCAGTGGTCTTTACCTCACGTCCCAGGATGTTGAGCATCATGGTGATGTCTTTCTCACCGACGCCAACGACAGCGCCTTTCAGACCGGCGATAGCGCCCGCCGTCAGCTTCACGGTCTCGCCCACTTCAACGTTGTGGCCGTGGACGCGCAGCTCATCGAA